TTTTCTTTAGTACCTAAATCTCCAAAAGCAGTTTTATATGCCTCGTCTTTTAATAATTTACCATCGGCTCCCGTTAAAGATTTAGCAATAGGAGCATTTCTAGCTGCTCCAAAAATACCTGACATTAAGGATGATTCTAATCGAGTTCGATCACTAGTTAATTCTTGAGTTCCAGCATCAGCTAGCGCAGATCCTAAACCTTGAGCAAGCATTGGGTTCATACCACCAAACATACCTGCTATCAGTGGGCCACCATATATAGAAGCCAGCGCCGGTAAGAATGGTGCTATCTCTTTTGGTATTGCCTTCTTAATTTTCTTTTTAATTTTACTAAAAAATCCCATGGATAACCTTATACAATATAATATTAAGCAAGGTGCCTAGGCTTGGGTGAAGACGATTATTGAATTTACTACGTTTTACCATAAATTACAAGTCCGATTCTGCTCCAATTGCTGGCATTTTTGCAACTTTAATATAGACGCTGCGTGACAGGTGTTCTTGTTTAGTCTCTGTTTCTGGGTTGTCTACATCAGTTTGACCGTGGTCATCTGACTCATATTCTTGGCCCGTTACAGTGTTCTTTAATAATACTTCAGCATCAACTTTAACTTGAGCAACTTTAACGTCACCCTCGTATAAATAGCCTATTGATCCTGGTTCTTTAAATGTTGGCATATGACCTCCTTAGTCTCTGCTTATTTCCAAAAATGACATAACAACATGTAATCTATTTGCTGTTGCTGCCGTTACTTTTATAATCTCACTCTCATCTACAATCAATGGTTGTTTTAATAGTTCTTCTGTACCCAAAGCATCTACTGCATATAATTTAAATAAACTTGTTACAGCACTAGCTTTAGTAACTGTTACCGTAATAGTGTCATCACTAGAAGAATCATTTGATACTAGTATAGATTTTATTATTGTTACTGTTGCAGCAGGAGCTGTATACAAAGTAGTTACATTAGTATTAACTAAATCTGCTTTTGCAACTTTATATCTATTGGCCATTTAATTTATAAACCAGTTTATTTGTTCTTGTTCTTCTTTTAAAGATTGTTGAAACGTAGAATTTAATTGATCTACAATTCCAGTAATAGTTTTGTTAATTTGTCTTTGTGTACTAACATCGTATTCAATTTTTGGTTCTGGTACTCTAACAATTATTTTACTCATTATCTAGCTCCATCTGGTTTTACGTCTAAGAGAAAAGTTCCAAATCTCCAACTTTGTTCTACACCAGTATTCTCAATTTTAAAGTTAACATATCTACCTCTTGCTCTAGTGTCTACCTTTTCTGTTGCAGCAGTTATAGTAAACGGACTATATGTCGAAGTTGTATCTGTATTAGATGGAAAATCTTTAATAGCCAAAGTAACCTCAGCGTTACCAACTAATGTTTTAAAGTCAGGTATAAATCTACTAACTGATACAAACAAGCCACCTTCACTGTTTTGAACATTTAAATCATAGTCATATGAAGTTATAAAAGAAGTAACCGGAGTAACTGAACCATCTTCATTAGTTTGATCGGTACCTATTTCATGTTCAAAATATTTAGTTTGACCTAATCCTGTCTCACCTAAGACTGCTGGAAAAGTACCAGTTAAGGTTGTGTCAAATTTAGTTGCATAAGGTTTTTGATAAATGTTAGCATCCATCCATGAACTACGTGGCTCATTAGATAAGGACCAAATACCACCTGGAACTTGAGCCGACTCTGCATAATTATAGGTTACGGCTTTGTTATTAAAATCATTGTCTGTTGGATACCACCAAGTTATTTCCGAAAACAAATTGTTTAAACCGGCAGTCATTTGTTGACCTTTAGTCGTGTCTATATTATCAAATACCTCATCTTCTACTGAACAAGGTAAAGTTTTAACCGTACCATCATACATTAAGAAACCTTTAGAACTCATCCAATAAGCTACCCCATCTACTTCTACTGCTGCATTTTTACCAATTAAACCACAGTTGGTACCAACTTGTTCTATACCAAATATAAAAGGCGCTCCAATAAATTTCATTGAATAGAGTGCATTATCGGTCCAAATTAAAATAGATTCTTTAGCTTTTAAAGCTCCAATAATTTTAGTACCATCTTGAATTCTTAAAGTACCGGCAGTGTTAGTTGAAGTTGGAGTATAGCTATTTATTTCTTCTTGTGCCGAAAATCTAATAAACATGTCATCTTGACTACTGGTAGTACCTATAGTTGTTTCTGTACCTAAGTGTATTAAAAACCTAGTGGTAGGTGAAATAAGCGTGATCCTCGATGCTGTGGGATTGTTGCTAGTTGCAAAACCAGTAGTAGCAGTGGCCGCTCTAATAGTTAAAGGGCTCGCGGCTGAAGGGTTCCAGGTAAAGGTAGCACCATTAGCAATTGTTGCTATAAGCACTTCACCAAAATTATCTAAGGACCATAAACCTGGTTCTAAAGTTGTTTGGTTAGCTGGTAGTGCTGTGCCCCAACCACTAAAATCAGTAGCATTGATAACAGTAGCACCAGAACTGTGGGCTGCAGCAGTGGTACCTAAAGCGCCTCTAGTTGCACTGGTCATAGTATTGGTACCTTTGCCAGTATAAATAATTAATTCGTTAGCAATGGCTAAAGTACCTGCAGTAGGAAAGCCAGAGTTAGATGTGACTGGAATAGTAGTTACACTATTATTAATACCTGAAGATAACGTATTTGTTAAAGCGGTAGATAAGTCTCCACCCCAAGATCCAACACCCCAACCATAACCATAAGTTTGTTTTTGGGGTCCAACTTTTGCATATATATTTACCGTAGCTGAACCACCAGTTGAAATAGTTGCTTGTGCTGCAGCCGATGAAGTAATGGTAAAAGTAGTTGCGCTAGGTACAGTATTGACCATAAACACTTTGTTCTCAAAAAGATTAGCATTACGGCCAGTACCACTTGGCATTGTTACTGCATCAAGTTCAATAATATCTTCTGCGGCTAAACCATGTGCTGATGAGGTAGTAATTGTTATAGCTGTTTTAGTATTTATAGTGGCTATGGTTGCACTGGTTTGTTGTAGGTCAGTATCAAAAGGTGTAATATCAAATAATTGACCTTCAAAATATAATAGTAAAAATTTATCAGTACCAAGGGCAATATATCTATTGCCAGTAATATCTAAAAAAGGATGTTGTGAACGAACTACACCAACAATACTATCACTAAGTAACGAAGACCACCCACCCACTTTTTCTGGTAGACCATAACGAAACCTAATATTATTACTATCTACCCAACGGTTTTCTGCACCTTTAGTAGTGTTCTGTTTATCTATTCCTGGTAAAATTTTAAAGTCAAGGAGAGCCATTTATAACGCCTTAATCTTTCTTAGTTTTAAAAATCCAACCTTTAGTGGAATTTGCATAAACCAATGTAAAAGATTCACCGTTTTCACTTACCGTTAAGTTTGAAGTAGCGCCATTAATAGGTTGACTGTTACGATTAATAATTAAATTATTAGAATTAAAACTTAATTTTGAATCTATAAAATGTACTTCATTACCAACGGCAGGACTTGCTGGTAGTGTTATAGTCACTGCAGTAGAAGCAGTGTCAACAAATATTTGATCACCATTAACAGCGGTGTAAGCTGTGGTTGTAGTCTGATAACCTTTTTCTACGAAACCATTAACTACATTAGTTCCATCAACTATAACAAACATATTAGCACCAACCGGCATAGTAAGCCCGCTGCCCGATGCTGTCTTAATGGTTATAGTATAATGGTTAGAAGTTCGAGTAGTAGCATCTATAACTATGTAAGTTTTTTCGGTTGAATCTGGAAAGATTAAACTTCTATTAGCGGTTAAGCTACCTGTTAGTTTAATAACTTTATTACGACCATCTGAAGCTGCGCCATTACTAATAGCAACCGTTTGATTGCCAGAAGCTAAACTTAAAGCGACAAAACCACCAACGGCTTGTTCGACTAAATCTAAATTAGTATTAGTAACTGTACCCCAAAGACCAGCCTTTTCGCCAGTAGTCATTTTTTCTAGTTTTAATGATGTTGAGAATGATGATGCCATAATTAATTATATCCTATGCTGCTATTTCTGTCCATGTGTTAGTTGCGCCCGGTATTATATCGTTCCACGTAATAACCCCAGCACTTGTAGTGGTTATAGTCATACCAGAACCAGTTACTCCAAATTTTGCTTTTGCTACAATAGTTACACTACCAGAACCTGCGGTTACAGTATTAGTGCCACCGCTATTGATCGAACCACCACGGCCAATAACTTGACCAACCGATGCGGTTAAACCACTGCCAGTTAAAACTATTACAGCTTTACCAACTTCGGTGGTATTGCCTGCAGAAACTGTAACTGAACTACCTGTTACACCTACATCAACAAAACCTTTAATAGTTGTATTACCAGCACTAGCTGTTAACGCATTGCCGGTAACCAAAACATAATTTTCGGTATCTCCAGCGGCTCCAAAACTTAAATCACCAAATGATGCAAAACCTAGAGCCATAGTTTATTCCTTTTAGCTGTCGTTTAATGTCGAAACATCAAAAGAACCATCAGTAGTTTCTACTACTGCATCAGCAGTCCATACGGTGTACTTTTTATTGTACATATCGTCCCAATGGGCTACGTCAAATAGAGCTAGTATCTCAGCCTTAGTGTAACCACTAGGGGCTTTAGATGGTGTGTCTATTTTAACATTACCACTAAAGGTATGTGGATGAGTAGTCTTAGTATATTTATATTCAACAGACCATTCCATTACATGCCCATCAGCATTTTTTTTAGGGATTGCTTTTACCCATGCTTTAGTAGCATCACTTGCGTGTGTCATATTATTCTCCTTTTAGAGTGTTTATTTCTTGTTGTAGAGTTGTAACAGTAGCCGACAACTCTTGTACGGCTTTGGTTAATATTGGAACTAATGCTTCACCATTATATTTTAGATTTTCAGTGTTTTCATTATCAATAATAACATTATCATCGCCTTCAAGTTCTAAAATATCTTGTGCTTTAAAACCATATCTAGCATTTCCGTGAGGCTCTGCAATCTCTCTTGATTTTTTAAAATTAAATTTTACAGGATTTAATTGTTTTACAAAATCTAATCCGTGAGGAACTGCTTCAAAATTCATTTTATCTCTTGCATCGGAAGTTACTGTAAGGGCAACTTTTATATAAGCATTTGATATATTGTTGTTACCCAAGACAAGTCTATTATTTTCACTTGTTACATTAAAGACTGCATCTGTACCAGATTCTCTACCGATCATACAATTTCCAGCACCTGTGGTAACATTTGAACCAGATTCATAACCCAAGGCAGTATTTAAGTCACCAGAAGTAATTGCATCAAGTGTGTCGTTACCAACAGCAACATTTTGTTCAGCTCCACTTAGATTAGAACTTTTCATAGAATTAGCACCAATTGCAACATTATTACCTTCGGTAGTAGCACCATTTGCACTACCTAGTGCTTCTGAACCAACAGCAACATTATTATCACCCGTTGTTAAAGCACGACCAGCTTCAATTCCAATAAGTGTATTGTTGTTTCCACCACCAACTATTGATTTACCAGCACTTGAACCAATAGCAACATTATAA